CTCTTCGTCAGACAACCGAGGAGCGGCGCAATTAATTTTATATTTTGTTATGTTCATGCCTTTAACGCATCTAGTATAGCGTCCTGGGCGTCGATCTTACCCTCCAGGACCTTTACCACCTGTTCGTCGATCGTCTTCTTGGCGATCAGATGGTGGATTATGACTGGCTTGGTCTGGCCCTGTCGGTAGACTCGCGCGTTTGCTTGGATGTAATTCTCCGAGCTCCACGGCATGTCGTACCATACGCACTGCGCAAGATCGCCCGCATTGCATTGTAGGTTCAGCCCTATGCCTCCTGATTGAGGGTGAGCGAGTAATATTTTTATTTTTCCATTTCTCCAGTCCTCCATGTTATTCGGTCCAAGTTCTTGCGCATCTGGAAACGCTTCCTTTAGTTTTTGTAGTGCCGTCTTATAGTGATAGAAAACCAGGGTCGGGTGTTGGTTCTCTTCAACAAGAGACTCCAGGTATTCAATTTTAGTCTGGTGCGCTTGAACGTCACCGTCTTCGGCGTAAATGGTGCCACTGGTAAACTGTAGAAGTTTATTCGCCAGAGCGGCCGCAGTAACCGCCGTAACAGTCTGCCCCTCGATTTCACTTACCATCTCCCTTTTAAGTTCTTTGTATTTCGCCATGACATCGCGGTCTAGCTCAATACTGTGGTAGCGCTTTGTTAACGGAGGCAGTTGCAAATAATCTTCCGCTCTTAAACTAAAACAAATGTCCGATATCTTGTTGGTAATGTCTTGCTCTAATCCTGGTCGCACAGCCCACTTGTACACGACGTGCGTGTGGCGGTTGCGCTCCGCGGCGTACATGTAACGATCGCGAAACTTGGTCAGCGTTGTCTCCAAGCGCTCACCTAAATCCAAAATTCCAACCTGCGCCCACAGATCACCAAGACCCTGAGGTGTCGGAGTGCCCGTGAGAATGAGGCGGCGCTTGAACGACCGCAGGACTTTTTTGATTGCCTTGAATCGTTTCGTGCTGGGGTCCTTGAACCTGCTTGATTCGTCGATTACTAAATAATCGAACAGCCCACTTGGCCAGTGTTCCACGAGCCAGGCCACGTTCTCCACGTTGATCACGAACAGATCGGAGTCGCTGTAGAGCGCGCTCAAACGCTGCGCGGGCGTCCCCATGACGAGCGCCACTCGGAAGTCCGACAGGTGCTTCCATTTTTGGCACTCTTGGTACCAGACCGACTCTGCGACTCGCTTGGGGGCTATCACCAGGGTCCTCCCAGCCGGGCTCTCTTTGATAATGCTGAGCGCCGTCGCAGTCTTGCCCAAACCGGGTTCCATGAACAGGCCCATGTTTGGGATAGACGCGGCCTGGTGTATCAGGCGGCTCTGGTAATGATGTAAGTTTTCCTTTGAAAGCATTCAGTACTTCCTTTCGTTTGTCGTGTAGCCAGTCGGCTACTGCGTACAATTCTTTTTCGGTGACGTCTTGTTTTATTTTATTCGCTAGGTTAGATATGAACACGACGTTGCCTTTGACATAGCCAAAATCTGGAATGATGCGATCTAACGAGGGGCCCTCCGAGCTTGTTTTTCTATTTCCCTTTTGGCCCCAATCAAAGACAGTGCCAAACGCCGGGCAGCGATCGGTAGCAATTGAGCACAAGTAGTCCAAGTCGATATCAATCGGCAAGTTTTTTTGTTTGGATCTTTCCCTGGCTTTGCTAAGGGCCCTTCCAATGTGGCCGCGTTGCGTTCCTCTGTACCTAACATTCTTTTCGTAGGAACCCATCAACGTCCTCCGTGGATCGCAATACGGTTACCGGAAAGCCTTGTTCGGATAATTCTTGAAACACGCATTGTTGCCTTTTTGACAGCTTTCCCGTTTTTGTTTTTAGCTCCACTAGGCGGATCTGTTTTTTCAGAAACACTATCCGATCGGGGACCCCCGTTATTGTGCTGATCCACTTTAGGCTCATCCCGCCCAGGTCCTTTACCCTTTTGTTTAAATAGCTTTCGATCTGTTTCTCGAGCATTTTTATCCATCTCCATGCGGATCCCGGTTGTTATTTGTTTTACGATGTGCTCGGTAAGGTAGGCCCTTGACTCTTCTCCAATCTCCTCGGGCGGCTCCCCAATGTGTTCAAACACGCGGCATACACAGTGCGTTGCCTCGTGCGCAATTACGCCAGCCAGGTAGGCAGGGTCCTCATCCACGCACTCTTTCAAATCGAATGCGAGCACGATGACTCCCTCCTTGCCGTCGGTTAGGTAGTGTGTCTCTGCAATGCCCTCGTCCAGCGCGGACGCTTTCATGGCAATGCCGTGATCCAACAAAATCTTTTGAAACGTCTCATTGGAGAAACACAATTTAATCTGCGCCGGGAAGTGGCCGCAGTCGACGTGGTAATACCCCCAGTTCTTAGGCATCAGCAATCACTCCGTTTATTTTTGAGTTATACCGCGGGGCTATAATTACCATGCCGTCTTCCAGGGTAAAACGAAGATAACAAACCCCGTGCTTTTCCAAAAGATCAAGCATGTCGTTAAGCATTTTATCGGCCCGGCCACCTATATCTGATTGGATAAGCTGGCTCACATCAACCGTCGTTATTTTTGGCATCGCTTTTTCTCTCTTCAAGTTTTTTGAGTATTGCTTTTTTCTCTTCGTCGCTGGCAAACCCCCAAGCTTCAATTTCGCTTAACGTGCGAAAACATCCGCGGCAAAACCCGGCGGCAAAGTCCAGGTCGCATACCTCGACGCACGGAGAGCTGACCCCGCCAAAAATGCGGTCCCAGTTGGCCTCGTATCTTTTTCTGTCCTCGAACGGCCGCGGACGTGATCCCTTACCTACCTCTCGCATTTTTATCCTCCCGAATCGCGATGTAAAACGCAAAAATTATTACAAAAAACATCCACAGCAAAAAGTATCCAGCGGAATTCATGCCGGTCTCACTACTAATGCAAAAACAAAGGGCTGGAATTTATTAACCATGTTGACAGTAGGGTTATTATGGAGGCCGGTCATAGCCGCCCTCCCATGATGTCGTCCTTGATGTTGTCGGCCATCCAGTTAGCCTCCATATTGGTGCTGTTCGCGGTCCAGTATCGCATCTGCTGGTCGGATCTGCTGATGCTGACGATGATGACCGGGTCCTCGTCGCCAACGTGCTGAAGCGACTCCTCGATCGCGGCCCTTGATGTCCACTTCCCGATTCGTCCCACGATGCTCATAACGGTGCCTCCCCGTACTCTTGGACCGGGTCTACCTTGCCCTGTTTCCTGAAGTACTTAACAACGAGCTTGCGTTCCTCGGCTGTTTTAAATGGCCAGTCCCAGCGCTCTTGCGTCATTCCAGATGGATGTAATTTCATTTGTTGCACCCCAATCGTAAAGAAATTTGTTTTAGGTTTTTAACGGTGCTCGGAGGAAGCTCTAAAACCATTGAGCGCCTCACAGAGCGGTTGTTGATACTGAACAGACCGTTGCTTATGTCGAACCGATCACAGACCCCTGCCTCAGGAAAATAAACGTCCACAGAGGCGTTTTTGTAGGCCTCTATCAACACAATGAAATCGTGGTCGTAGCTGTTGACAAAGTGGTACTCGCCGGAGCCCCACTTGATGTACACCGTGTGTTGGTTTGGCTTAAACGTTCCATCTTGTCGCACGCCAGTATCTTTTTCCAATTTGGTAAAGTAGTCCATGACGGCCCTTCTAAACTCCTGGTTCCACGTAACGTTGTAGTCTACCTGAATCTTAACCTTGTCGCCGTAGGTTGGAACATAAGACACCTCTGAAAGAGACACCTCCAGGCCCTGGGTCCGCATCTTGTGCAGATAGTACTCGGTCATGCGGTAGCGTTGCACGAGAGCTTCCTGCGTTGTTACGTGCCGGCCATACAAATCGCTACCGTTGATCGCAACCGCCGTCCCGGAGGCCTGCAATTTATTGTGCAGGCTCCACGGGAGCACGACAGCGGATATGGTGCAGGTGACCCGCGCATCCTGTTTGCAATTCAGAACCTTATACTGCGATACCACGCCGGCCGAGTACATGAGCGCCAAGTTCTCCACCACCCGATCGGCGTTCGTCGTGACCTCCGATATGATCAAGGTCCCAATTGCTTCCTGGGTTGCATTTAACAGCGCCTTCTTTACCGCGTCGTCCCGAGAGTCGCCAGTGCCTTGCGAGACGATATGTATTTCTTTAGTAGTTATATGAAAATATAACCTTACTCCCTGCACCAGCAGAGACAGCGATGTTAACTGGCTGCCAAATGCTAGTGTGGGGAGCAATAAAAGAGCGGCAATGAGCTTCTTCATTACATGCCCATGATGCCGCGGAGTTGGTTCATGGTCTTACGGTCCCGTGGGCTGGCGCGCACCACGACAACCATCGACTTCGATGCCTCATCGTATCGCTCGTTTTCTACCATGGTGCCCTTCAAGATCGCATTAGACTTTTGCTTGATGTTTTCTTTCAGGTCGTAGGCGATATTAGATTTGATATCCGTCTGCCCTTCATTGGCCTGTTGTAACGAATTTGTTATTGTCGCCACAAACCGGTCGGACTCAATCTCCACCTTGATAAACTCAGCAAGCTGTCGGCGTGCTTTGAGAACGGCGATACTGGCGGCCTCCTCTCGGGCACTTGGCAAGTTGCTGGTGATTCGAGCGGCGCCAGTTGATTGAATCATTTCCACGTCGCCTTCTTTTGTGTAGGTCACCTTGATGTTGCTGGATACAAATTCCGTGGTGACGCTGTGCACGTCGTTCTTGTTGCTCGAAAATGTTGAACAGCCGGTTAGCATTATTGCGATGGTGAATGTAGCAAGTTTCTTCATTTTGTTTTCTCCATAAGTTCTACGTAACGGTTAAGGTACCACTGTGCTTTCTTCAAATCTTCAATCGGGCAGTGTGACTTGATGCCCGCCCGACTAATGTACTTCACCACGTTGCCAAGGTGGTATCCAAGTTGCTTCGACTCTATAAAGTCGATCGTTTCAATTCCACCGGCCTTGTAGTGCGGCGGATGGTTGACGATATCAATCATATATTTCCCTCACAAATAACGACGGCGGTGACGTAGTCGTCGCTGTCGGATATGGTTACATGGTGCGCCCAGTCTGTCGAGCCCATCTGCAAAAAAGGCTTGCCCGATAGCGCCAGGTAAGGCGCCCCGTTCTCGTGGTTCAGCACTTCCACCTGGCGCATGTCCAAGTTGTCGATTCCGGAGGCCTTGATAAAAGCCTCCTTGGCCGCGAACCTGCGCGCCAAATAGTTGACCGCAAGTTTTTTGTGGTCCACTAACTCGGCGTAAATCGGAAGCTCCCGCGGACCCAAAATTTGGTGCGCGAATGCCCAGCCCATTTTATTTGACATGTCTGCAATTCGTTTGATCTGCAGTATGTCCGTGCCTATGCCCTTGATCAAAATACGTCCTCCATAAAATCTCCCAAGCTGTTGACATAGTTTTGGGCTTTCTCGGTCAATCGAATGCCGCGGTAGACGTAACGACGACTGCCGTTAAATCTTGTCTCGGCGCTCTCGATGCCCTTGTCCTGAGTTGCGGCCAAGAATCTACGCTTGAACGTCAGGTCGGTTCCAGGGTTGATGCTCTTCTTATGCGCCCAGTGTTTGAACACAGCGAACAGCTCATCCTTGCCTACCTCCCCTCCGGTCTCGGTTACCAGCACGTCCTCAATGAACACCTTCAACGGATTGGAAAGCTCTTCCATAACCTCGAGAAGCTCAATGCCGCTCTTCGGTTGCAAAAAGTGTCCTCCGCGTGCCATGCGTCGATGCTCGCCTACCATGGCCCAGTTAAAAATGCCCGAGAGTTCTTTCATCAGCTTAGTCGACAGATCGGTGTCTTCCTTGCCATAAAACGACTTGGTCATGCGGAGCACCACCATGCGGCCGGTGAGCGCGTTCGAGTTCTCAGTTAACTGCATCACCTCGTTAGAATAAATCACGATGCGCGTTGGCAGGTATCCGTTCCACGACTCCTTGTTCTTGCGGTTTACAGTAACAGTGTCGCCGCCAACAATGCGCAGAAGCTGAGAAACAACAGCGTTGCGATTCCTCTCCGGCGCACGCGCGTCCGTAAACGATGCAAGTAACTTGCCAAGCCATGGCTGTAGTCCAAACGTGTCACAAAGCTCTCCCAGTTCCGGCGCAACCGTGTTGTGTTGCCCGAGCAGGGCCACGAGCACCTTGTTGATCGTGCCTTTGCCGGAGCGGCGCGGACCAATCAGATTAAAGAATTTCTGCTGGCGTGTGTCGCCCGACAAAATGTAGCCGAACATTTCCTGCAGGCTATCAATCGACTCCTGATCCTCGCCCCACACTTGATGCAAAAACGTGTCCCACGTTGGCGACGTCGCGGTCGGGTCGTACGAAAACGGCAGGCTGTTCTGCGTGAAGAAACCGAGCGAGTGCGGAATCAACACCGACTCTTCCAGGTGAAAGAGACCATTCTCGACACTGATCAGCTTGGCCGCCTCGGGCCTGCCATTTTGGTAATTCTCCAACCACACTGGCGGCTTTGTGTTCGGCGCGTTGCGCAGGTGCGTGATTGCCTTCGTCGCATCGAGCGCGGCCGATACACTGGCCGGCGTCGGCGCGAACGGGGTCAGGTTTCCGCGGCGGTCGGCCTTCTGACAACGGTCGAGAAATTGGTAGAGGCTTGCGCGAACGGTAGCCTCCTCGATCTGCTCGTAGTGCGTCGTCTTGTGGACGTACCAATCCTCGGCGTAGTGCACGAGCTTTACACCCTCCTCGCTCGTGTGCAGTGCGTCAAGAAACTGCCGCGCGTGTTCCATTGGCGCCGGTCCGAGAACAATCTCGCCGCGCTCCAGCGCCTCTTGCTTTTTTGCCAAGTTGACCTTGTAAATCAACGAGCGCAGTGTGGCCCCGCCGGTCTTCGTAAACGTGTCCCACTTGCGGTCACATAGTCCCGGACTGTACGAGCCGCACTTGCCGTCGTTATCGGACCAGCGGTCCCATAACTCGAGCGCCTCGACGTCGCCGTTAAACTGGTGGTGGAGCGCCATGCCGACGGTCATCCAGTCGGTGTAGGAGCACTCCGGATCAAAGTGTGGCAGAAGTTCCGTCTCGACTCGAGCCAGGTCGTACTCGTCCACCGGGGCCCGATAGTCTGCGAAGTCGTCGCCGGACCTCTTCACGGTCCGCTCGGGCACAATCCCACTTAGGTCCTGCAGTTCGGTCGGTATGTCCCCTGAGACCTTGCGGCCCGTCACCGTAAAGTAGCGGCCCTTCGGGTAGATCTCCAAACCCTTCTCGTGGTCGACGTGGGCGTACCCGAGGTCTGCCCTTGTGAATATCTTCACGCCGGTCCCCGACGGGCTCACTTCCATGTACCCGCCGACAGATGTCGCTATGGCTTCAGAATCGGGCCGTACGAAGTCTCCGGTGGCAGGGTCGATACAGTCGTCCAAGTCGATGCCTACGAGCCCGTCAGAGCCGTCAAAAACAAATCCTACGCCATCGAAGCGGCCGGACTGATACGCATTCTGCGCGGACAAGAAATCGGTCCACGTCTGAGGGTCGTTCGATTTGGCCGCACGCCCGTCTGCCTGCACCGGTAACTTCTTCCATTTCTTGCCGTCGTTGTCGACGACTTCCACGTAGTCCCATAGGACCCACCGAGGCACCATCTTCAGCGCCATCGGTATCTCCTCGAATACCACGGGTAAAACATTCGGTTTATTCATGGTTTTTCCTGTGTTGAAAACGCTAACCCAAAGTTAAAGTAATTTGTTAAGAATATCCGGGGTGTCGTGGGTAGCGGGGGTCTAAGTGAGGTTGATCTAGATATTTTTTATTTTTAATTTTTAATTTAAAAACAAATAAGTACGTTTAGACCCCCGCAACCCCCGCAACCCACGACAATTGTCCGGACAAGTTAGACTCCGTTGATGTGGCGGTCGGCAAGAATTGCCGCAAGGAGATAAATCTTCTCCGTGGTCCTTTCCAGTTCCCGGCCCCATTCCTCCCCCAATTGGCTGGCGTAATACTCCGATTCCACGAGCGCGAGCATAAATTTTAGTATGAGATCTTGACGTGACATTTTGCTTCTCCCTAGTTAATTAATTGGTCGTACTGATTTGTTTCTGAGCATGGCATTAAACCACTCCCGAAAGTGCTCCCGGTTTTCTGGCGTCTGGTCGTCTGTCGGGTCCCAGTGGCCATCGAGCACATGGTCTCCGCTCTTGACGTCGTAGGCCTCCAGTTTAGTCAGATTGCCCTGCTCGTCGTGCACTTCGTTGATCCGGACGTCTCGGTCGTAGGCAGGCCAAAAGACCTCGCACTTGCCCTCCTCGTACGGAATTTCCGCAAAGTATGACTGGTTTTGACTGCTTGGCTTGGCAATGTGCCGATAGCAGTCCATTTTGATTGGGCACCCATTGCCGGTGCACATTGTGATGTCGGGCATACTATTCCTCCGATTCCTCTTGAAATTTCTCTTGGTTGAATGACTCGAGCGATGTAGGCTCCCGCGTGATGCAGGACCTCAATTCGTCGATGCGTGAAACGTGGACGCGCATTCGATCGGCCAGTTCGTGGTCGGTCGCGTCGCGGCCAAGTTCTTGGGATAGGGCCCGCTCCATGTACTTCATGCGGCGTATCTCCTCCGCAATGTTAACGGGCACTCTGATTAGACTCCACTCATTATCAAGAGCGCGTCGAACGCCCTTGATGATGAACGGTTTTGCGTACGTGGCGAACCTCGCCCCGTTCTTTGGCACCCATCGCCTCGCGGCTTTGAACAGCGCCTCGTTACCCATGGCCAGCAGGTCCTCGAACGGCACAGCCCCATGGTGCCACGCCGGTGTCTCCTTGACCACCGACACGACAAAACGTAGGTTGTGCCGTACAAGTTTCTCGAGTGCCACCTTGTCCCCGGCCGCAATCATACCGGCCAGCCTCTCTTCCTCGTCGAGAGGCAGGGGCTGGACCGAGTACAGTTGGCCGAGATAGTTGGAGATGCTCGAGTTAGCGCCGCTCAAAACAGAGCCCCCCGAAGACCATGGATAGCCCAACGATGATCATGGCGATGTGGCCGATTGTGTATCCCTCGATACTCGTCAGCCACCCGATAAACGCGATAAAAAATCCTAGTGCTTTCATTTTCACCCTCCTAAGAGTTTAAATGATACCACCACGATCATGGCGGCCGCCAGTAGGCAGACAACGATCTCGTCGAGTTCCATGGTTAGCCCTCGATGCCTTTGATGTCGACGATCGTGTCGCGGTTAACGGCGCGATAGGACGCCTTGGCCATGTCGTAGACCGTGACGTACTTGGCGGCGTCTAGCGTGCTCTTGCCACCCTTCAGGTGCTTGGTCACGCCCATGCGGCAGTTCATCTTGCGCAGGGTGCCGTCGGCCTTGATGAACGAGACCGTGACGAAGCCAGTCGATGCCTCGAGTTGGTCGGCCAGTGCACGCGAACGTGCAACGTCGATTTTGTTTCCTAGATTTTCCATGTTATTGCTCCTATAAGTGGTTGGTATCTATTTGGGTTTTCGTGGGGGGTTTTTAGGCCCCCCGGTTAATTAAGCGGCCACTAACCGGTCCGCGGCTTCCCACAGTTTAGCATTGATCCGAGCGTTGTCACCCACGGACCGAAGCACGCGAGTGCTCGACTGCCGGCGCGGACGGTTCAGCGAGACCCCACCCTGGATGATGTTCTCCTGGATCCGGTTCAGCGTCAGCCACAGCGAGTCGCCTGCGTCCTCGAAGCGGCGTGCCTGCAAGAGGCGGCCGTTCTCAAGGCCTGCGGGCCGCTCGTTGCCCCAGCGGAGTTGGGCCGCGGTCTCTGCTAACTGGCCCTGCTCGAGGGGTGTCAGCACGCGGTCCATGAATCGCTGAATGCGGTCCTCGATGTGATCGACGCGGCTCAGAAAATCTACCGAACGGTCGCCAACGATCTCAGCGGCGTTGGTGCGGTGCGGGACCGATACCTGACCCATGACCGAGTCCGACACGATGATGCCATTACAGCACACCATGCGGAAGATCCCCATCCACAATTTGAAGCCGCTCGATCCGTCGTGCGAGTTCATCAGCACCACCTCGGGCAGTGACTGGTTGGCGATCGTCGGCGCGTACTGCGGGCGGAAGCGGATCAGGTGCTTCGCGAACGGCCGGTTGTCGACGTCGCGAGACAGCGTCTGTCCGGCGAACACCGGGCGCAGGCCGCGGCCTTTGAGTTCCTCCACGACGTCCACGGTCGGCACGAAACCGTACCGGTCGGAGACCTTGTTGGCCGGCGTCTCGGCGAAGATCGACGGCGCAATGCCGCGAAGTTGGTCCATCGAAAAACCACTGTCGTTGTATGACTGAATATAACGTCCCATTGTATTGCTCCTTAGTTGTTGAAATTGAATTATACCTCTTCCCAAACTCCACGTACAGCCTTGGCCCACGCCCTCGCGTAGTCCTTGGCAAACTCGTGATACATATCGTCCCCGCCGTACATTACCTTTGGCCAGTATTGCACCTCGAAGTCCTTGTGGTCGGCGTTGTCGTCGCCGTACACCAGCCACATCCCGCCGTCCTTTGTGACCGTGATCACTGGCTCGACTGGCTCCTCGAGTAGCGCGTAGTCTGCCTCGCTGTCGATTATGGTGACGTCGATTGTGACCGCCTTGCCCGCGTGGTCGAACACGCGCATCTTTTCTTT